TCACACTATCTAACTCAGGATTTTCAAATACTTCTGTTGCAAGTATCGAACATTTCACCGCAAACAATACTGTAAGGATCACAAACCTTGCAAACACAACTTACACTGGTTCAATCACACTCACTGCTTCTGATGGTATTTCTACTGGTTTTGATTCTGCAAATGCAATCTTCACTGCGACTATTGAACTTTCTTCAGTATGGGACGAAACAGCATTAAGTATTGGTACATCAAGTACTAATAGTTTAGACAACAGCACTTTCATAGACCGTTCTACCAATGCTTCTACTGTCACAACATCAGGATCACCAATTCAAACTGCATTCCATCCGTATCTGGATAAATGGAGTGTGGAGTTTGATTCAATGACTTCAAGAGTTGCCCTTTCATCGGGAAGTGATGCCGATTTTGGAATCGGCACTAATGATTTCTCGTATGAGGGTTGGTTTTATGTTGATAGCCTTACTGGGTTTACTACCTACTCTACTGGTTTTGGTTTGGGTGCAAACACCGCAAATGCTAACACATTACGTTTAATTCTACGAGATGGTGGAGCTAGTAATTACATAGTAGGTTATTTTGTAACCACTAGAGTACTACTCAGTTCAACAACTTTTGAGACTGGTCAGTGGAATCATATTGCAATTTGTCGATCAGGTAGTACTATGTCGATGTTTTATAACGGCACACGAATTGCTACCGCAACATATACAACAGACATCAATAGTGGAAATGCTTGTAATGCTTATGTTGGTCACACTGGAACTAATACTGAAGGATTCTTAGGTAACGTATCAAACGTAAGATTTGTTAATGGATCTTCTGCCTATGATGCAACATCCACATCAATAACTGTGCCGACAGAACCGTTAACTGCTATCACCAATACAAAATTGTTAACTTGTCAATCTAATCGTTTTATCGATAATTCACCATCAGCACATGTTTTAGGAGTAGCAGTTGACCCATTAGTTTCTGCCTTCAACCCATTTGGTCAAGACTCTGAGTATGACGTTGGCGCGAATAAAGGGTCTGTTGACCTTGATGGTGACTACTTAACCTTATCAAGTTCTGATGTCGGAAGTTTGGGAACCGCAGATTATACTGTGCAGTTTTGGATTTATAAACGAGGCACTACAAACGATTGTATTTTAGATCTCAGAGGTGGAGATCTTAGTCATGGTGTATCTGTAGAAATGGATACAAAGGTAACCGTTTTTTATGGTGGTACACCGTTCCAAGATACCGGATCTTTTAATAACTATGCGTGGAATCACATTGCAATTTGTCGATCATCTGGAACATTAAAAGGATTCATTAACGGTTCACAGATATTTTCAGTTTCTGATACTAATAATAGAAACAGTACAAATTACACCTCAAAGGTTGGTGTTAATTATTCAAATGCACAACCGACTGATGCCCTTTTATCAGATATTAAAGTGACACACACTGCTGAATATACATCAGCATTCACACCACCAACATCTCCACTTGGAAATACCAATGCAAAATTATACCTTCCAATGGACAACGTAGGTATCTTTGATAAGACAGGGAATCACACTCTGACAGTCGTTGGAGACACTGCTACCTCAACAACTCAGACTAAGTTTGCTGACACTGCGATGTATTTTGATGGGAATGGGGATTATATTACCACACAATTAATTACTGGTGCGGGTGATTTTACAGTAGAAGGGTGGGTGTATTTCAGTAATGTTTCTTCTAACCACTCATTATTTTCTCTCGGCAATAACAGACAATTTTATTTTAGAAACAGTAGTTCTAATATGGCAGTTTATGGTGTTAGTGGAGGAACTCAACAATTTACTGGTGCCGTTCCTTCAGCATCAACGTGGTATCATTTTGCTTTCACTAGAACCGGAAGTACAATTACTTTATGGTGGAACGGAACATCTGCGGGAACAGCAACTGCAACAGATGATATGTCTGGACTAATGACAATAGGTGGATATGCAGGTGGTGGAACTGATCCTATGTTTGGATACATAGAAAATTTACAGGTATTAGACACTGTTAAGTACACTTCAAACTTTACAGCACCTACTGCTGAACAAGGCAGAGCATATCAAGCAGAATCTTAAAATAACATAAATATTTGCACACTTCTTGCACAGTAGTAAGGAGTGTCAAAATTCTGATACAGACTGGTATCTTTACGGAATAGAGACACATGGCAGAACAAAAATCAACCAAGTTCATCTATGAACAACCAGACATTAATTTGTTTGATCTGTTGGAGTCTCGTCGCGTGGAAGCACAAGAGCAATACGAAACATTACACAAAAGGATCGGATCATTGCGTGACGAACTTTACGAAGAAGTAGCATCATCTCACAGAGAGATCATGAAAGAAATCAAAGAGATGAAAGAAGAATCGAAAGCACATCACGACAAGATGGACGAACGACTATCAGAACTTGAAAGGTGGAAGTGGGTCGTTGTTGGTGGTGCTTGTATTATTGGTTTCTTTATCGCACACATGGACATCGGTTCATTCTTCTCTTGACAAAGTAATATATTCGTCATATAATGGATGAATGAGCAATTTTATTGATGTCAAATATTTGAATCTTCTGTCCTCTCAGTTAGGACAGTTTAAACGCAAGAATGATAACCTCTACAACTTTCGTTGTCCGTTCTGTGGTGACTCGCAGAAAGACAAGACGAAGGCACGAGGTTATGTCTTTCAAAAAGAAGCAGACCTCATCTTTAAGTGCCACAACTGTGGCATCGGTGCAGGTATGTCACACCTCATCAAGCATGTCAACCCAGAGATGCACAAGCAGTTCATGCTTGAGAAATTTGGTGCTCGTGTCAACAAAAAGGTTGACAAGAACGAGGCAGTGGGATACAAAAAGGTTGATATTCGTCGAATGCGGAAACCTCAGTTTCTCAAAGACACTCCTCTGTCTCAGATCAAGAAGGTGTCGCAACTGAAGTTTGACCATCCTGCGAAGCAATACATAGTAAGTAGAAAAATTCCTACGAACCGTCATTCAGAGCTTTTCTACGCACCCAAGTTTTATAAATGGGTTAATGAGTGCATACCAAACAAGTTTCCTAACATCGCAAAGGATGAACCCAGACTTGTAATCCCCTTCATTGATGAGCAGAATCGTCTCATCGGATTCCAAGGCAGAGCATTCGGCAAGTCTCAACCGAAGTACATCACGATCATGTTAGACGAGGATGCGCCAAAGATTTATGGACTGAATCGTGTAGATTGGAGCAAACCAGTGATCATCGTAGAAGGTCCGATTGACTCTATGTTCCTCGACAATGCCGTTGCTATGGCAGGTGCAGATGTCGCACGACTTGATGCGGATGTGGTTTACTGCTATGATAACGAACCTCGTTCGCGAGAGATCGTCCGTAGAATGGAGAAGTCCATCGAGGAAGGAAACGAGATAGTTATCTTCCCAAATGGAATCAAAGAAAAAGATATTAATGACATGATTATGGGTGGTATGGATGTTATGGAAATCCAAGCGATTATAAGTAATAACACCTTTAAAGGATTGTCAGCAAAAGCAAAACTGAGTGAGTGGAGAAAAGTTTGAAAGTTAGATTAGTAAGTTACTCGCAACCTGCGGGTGAGATTGAAGGATTAAATGATGTTCAAGATATGGTTGCGTTTTGTGCTAGGGTATCTAACCCATCGAATCAAAACAATTCAGAGACCTCTTCTAAGTTACTCCAATACTTGGCAAAGCACAAGCATTGGTCACCCTTTGAAATGGCATCTGCTTGCTTAGAGATTGAGACAACACGAGATATCGCACGACAGATTCTGCGACATCGTTCGTTCTCATTCCAAGAGTTCTCGCAACGGTATGCGAATCCAGAGCAAGAGTTTGATGAGATGTTTGTCAGACGCGAGGCACGATTGCAAGACACTAAGAATCGTCAGAACTCTATTGTCACTGACGACATCGAGTTGCAACGTGAGTGGTATCGTATCCAAGGTCGTGTGATGTGGATGGCAGAGAGGGAATACAAGAGAGCAATCAAACTTGGGATTGCAAAAGAGCAAGCAAGATCTCTTCTACCAGAAGGACTCACAACATCCAGACTTTACATGAACGGTACGATTCGTTCGTGGATTCATTACATTGAATTGAGGGCATCAAACGGCACTCAGAAAGAACACATTGAAATAGCAAAAGCATGTGCAGAGGCAATCGCAAAGATTTATCCTCAAGCACTTGATCTGATATAATAAGGAAAATACATGGCGAAGAAACAGCATCTTGGGATCAAGATTGATCTGTCTAAAGATGAAGTCCTGTCTGATCAGGCACTCAAACTCTTAGTTGATTACTACTGTCGTGAAGATGAAGCATCACCACAACATGCATTCGCACGAGCTGCGGTTGCGTACTCGTATGGAGACTTGGAGTTGGCACAGCGTATCTACAATGCGGTATCAAATGGATGGTTTATGTATGCATCACCAGTGCTCTCAAACGCACCTCTATCAAAAGAAAAAGTTAAGGCACTACCTATCTCTTGCTTTTTAACTTATGTGCCAGATTCATTAGAAGGACTTATAGATCACTCTGCGGAACTTAGATGGTTGTCCGTTAAAGGTGGTGGTGTCGGTGGACATTGGTCTGACATTCGTGCAGTCTCAGACAAAGCACCCGGACCAATGCCGTTTCTACACACGGTTGATGCAGATATGACTGCTTACCGTCAAGGTAGAACTCGTAAAGGTTCTTATGCCGCATATATGGATATAGATCATCCAGACATCATTGAGTTTATTAATATGCGAGTACCGACAGGAGATGTCAATCGTAAGTGTTTGAACTTGCACCATGCAATCAATATTACTGATGATTTTATGGAAGCAGTCCACAATAACGAAGATTGGAACTTACTAGATCCTAATGATAGATCTGTTCGTGACACAACAAAAGCACGTAAACTATGGGAAGTGATTCTTGAAACACGTTATCGTACAGGAGAACCGTATCTTAACTTTATTGACACCGCAAACCGTGCGATGCCAGAAACACAGAAGGCACTAGGACTAAAGATTCGCGGTTCGAACTTATGTAATGAAATTCACCTTGCGACAAATGAAGATCGTAGTGCTGTCTGCTGTTTGTCGTCTGTTAATTTGGAGAAATATGATGAATGGAAAGATACTACACTTATTGCTGATCTTGTCCAGTTTCTTGATAACGTCTTGCAGTTCTTCATTGACCATGCAGGGGACGAAATTCAACGGGCACGTTACTCTGCGACACGGGAACGGTCTTTGGGTCTCGGCGCCATGGGATTCCACTCGTACCTCCAAAAACACAGAGTAGCATTTGAATCTGATGAAGCAAGAGATGTGAATAATGCAATCTTTAAAGACATACAGGACAGAGCAATTGAAGAAACTATACGTCTCGGAAAGGAAAAGGGCGAGGCACCGGACATGGAAGGTACTGGTCGTCGTAACGCACATCTTCTTGCTATTGCTCCTAATGCTAACTCAAGTCTTATAGGTGATACATCACCATCGATTGAACCTTGGAAAGCAAATGCATTTACCTCTCGTACGCGCGCGGGTTCGCATCTAAGGAAAAATATATACCTAGAAGAAGAATTAATAAAGGTAGGAAAAAATACCGAAGAGGTATGGTCTTCTATCATTACTAACGGTGGATCAGTTCAACATTTGGACTTTTTAGATGATCACATAAAAGCAGTGTTCAAAACTGCAATTGAAATTAACCAAGATTGGGTAGTATACCTTGGTGGGTCTCGTCAAAAATACTTGTGTCAGGGACAGTCACTCAATGTGTTCTTCCCTGCAGGTGCAAGCAAGGCATACCTACATAAGGTGCATTATAATGCATGGAAGTATGGTTGCAAAGGTATGTACTACCTACGCACCGAAACATCAAATCGAGCGGAGAATGTTGCACAGAAGATCGAAAGAGATCGTCTGGTAGAATTCTCTGAAACACAATCACAAGAAGAGTGCGTAGCATGTCAGGGGTAAATATGGAAGTAACAGTATATTCAAAGTCGGGGTGTCCTTTCTGCGTCAAAGCAAAGGAGTGGTTTGACGGTCATGGTTTTACATATACAGAAAATGTATTGGATGAAGAAGAACAACGACTAGCATTTTATCAGAAATTGAATGGTAATAAGGAAGAGATTACAAAAGGCACAGAAGAACGTCGAGTCAATTCTATGCCACAAATTTTTATCGATGATAAACGCATTGGTGGTTATGATGATTTGATGTCACGAGCAGACGATATTTTGAAGAAAAAGTCTGGTGGTCTCACAAAATTCTCTGCGACATACAAACCATTCCATTATCCTTGGGCAGTGGAGATTACAACTCGTCACGAAAAGGCACACTGGATTGAAGATGAGATTGATCTATCAGAAGATGTCACTGATTGGAAAGGTGGTAAGATGACTGCAGTCGAAAAGGATTATGTGACAAACATTTTGCGTTTGTTCACACAGTCAGATGTTGCGGTAGGACAGAACTACTACGATCAGTTCATTCCTAAGTTCAAGAACAACGAAGTGCGTAACATGCTTGGTTCGTTCGCAGCTCGTGAAGGTATTCATCAACGTGCATACGCACTGCTGAACGAGACACTTGGATTGCCAGAGTCAGAGTATCATAAGTTTCTTGAGTACACAGAGATGGTAGACAAGATCGATTTCATCATGGAAGCAGATCCGTCAACTCAAAGGGGACTGGGATTGTGTCTTGCGAAGTCTGTATTCAATGAAGGTGTTGCACTGTTCGCATCGTTCGTGATGTTATTGAACTTCCAACGTTTCGGAAAGATGAAAGGTATGGGTAAGGTTGTCGAGTGGTCGATTCGTGATGAGTCAATGCATGTTGAAGGAAACTCTAAATTATTCCGTTCTTTCTGCAAGGAGCATCCACGAATTGTTGATGATGAGTTTAAGAGTGAGATTTATGTAATGTCACGTAAGGCAGTAGAACTTGAAGACAAGTTCATTGACCTTGCATATGAAATGGGAGACATCGAAGGACTGAGTAAAGAGGATGTGAAGACTTACATTCGTTACATTACAGACCGTCGTCTACTCCAACTTGGACTGAAGTCAAACTTCCATGTTCGTGAAAATCCACTGCCTTGGTTGGAGTGGGTATTGAATGGTGCGGATCACACCAACTTTTTTGAGAATCGAGTGACTGAGTATGAAGTAGCAGGTTTGACAGGAAGTTGGGATGACGCATATGCCGCATGAAGTTAAACATAGAGTTAAATGAAAAAGATCTTAAAAAACTGTATAAACTATATACTATCATAGAACTGTTTTTGCAAGGAAAATTAATGTCAAAATCAATCTACGAACTCAACTGTGAACATTGTGGTAATGAGTGGGAGTTGTCCTATATATTAGAGGATGACTCAGATGAACCTCTCTACTGCCCATTTTGCGGGTGTGATGTAGACTTGTCAGATGTGGAGGATGAGTCATTTGACGATGACTTAGACTTTGACATTGACGAGTTGGATTTTGAAAAAAATTGATTACGATAACCCTTGGATATACAAAGACGAACCCTTTACCTCAGAAGACATTGGAGAGAATATTGGGTTCGTCTATTTACTTACAGACCCGAATGGTAAGAAATATGTGGGCAAGAAACTATTCGTATCTAGGCGAAAGTTACCGCCCCTAAAAGGAAAGACTCGCAGACGCACTAAGATTAGCGAATCGGATTGGAAGATATACTATGGATCAAGTGAAGAAGTGCAAACCCTTGTTGAGTCCGATATTCACTTTCAAAGAGAGATACTTCACTTATGCAAGACTAAGGGTGAGTTATCATATATGGAACTCAAAGAACAAGTCGAGCGAGAAGTTCTATTGCGCTCAGATTACTTTAATGGTATAATACAAGTCAAGATACATGCATCTCATGTGAGGAATCTAAAACAAGATGAAGATTAGTGAATTTGAAAATATTAAAAAATATAAATTTAGTCCAGAGGATGAAAATACAAACGATATACGATTGAGGGAGTTAGATGATCTGGCAAAGTATCTACCCAGTTGGGGACTCAATGTTGAACTTGGTGTGTATAACGGTGTCACTATTGGTTGCTTGGCAACTGCTAGACCAGAACTAGAGTTTCATGGTTTCGATTCCTTTGAAGGGTTACCCGAAGATTGGGACATGGGTCAGAAGAATGTAAAAGCAGAAGCATTTGATCGTAAAGGCGAATTACCAGAGGTTCCAGAAAATGTTAAATTATATAAAGGATGGTTTAATGAAACCCTCCCTCCTTTCCTCACTGAGGCACTTTCTCCCATTTCTTTTCTTCATGTGGACTGCGACATTTATAGTAGCACTGATTACTCACTGAACCTATTGAATGATCGGATCGTGCCCGGTACGATTATTCGTTTCGATGAATTGTCGTGTTGGAGATGGGTGTTTAATGAAGCATCACCGAAAGGAAAAGCGAATCGTGTAATGTACACTACATGGAAAGATCATGAATGGAAAGCAATGAATGAGTGGTTAGAGAAATATGATCGCAAAGTAGTTCCTATTTCGCGCAACTGGTTCCAAGGAGCAACCGTAATAGTAACTCAATGATTATATCGCATAAGCATAAGTTTGTTTTCCTTAAAACAAGAAAGACCGCAGGTTCCACACTAGAGAAACTCTTGTTCCCTTACTTGGGACCAAAGGATGTCTGCACTGGTTCACCTCGTGACGACACTCCTCGTATCAATACATCTTTAGAAGATGGTCATGTATCGTGGGATGAAATTCAATCATTGTATCCAAACGAGTTTCGAGATTACTTCAAGTTCACCATCGAACGCAATCCGTGGGACAAGGTAGTTAGTGCATACTATTGGCACAAGATTGCCAAAAAAAATCTTTTTGGATCAATGTCATTCGAAGAATATGTTACAACACGTGATGCAGTTTTTGTATTAATTCCGTCGATAGATCCTGATCAAGACAATCTTTTTTTGGGATTTAAAGAAAGATTGCCAACCGATTGGTTGCGATACGCAGATCGACAAGATGTTAATCAGATGAATATCGTATACAAGTATGAAGAAATGGATACGATGTATGAAGATTTAAATCAACGATTCGGACTTGACATCAAGAATTGGAAAAATACCAGACTTAAAAGTGACACTCGCAAGATACTCGACTATCGCAAACTATATACTAATGTTACCATCGATGTGGTGGCAGAGACATTCGCAAAAGAAATCAAAACATTTGGATACACATATGAGTGAAACGATTGAACTATTCGTTGGGTGTGCGCCTAATGGTGAAGACGCAGAGTCGCAAATGGTATTGGAGTATACTGCGAGGAAACATTCGTCGCTCCCTATCAACATTCACTGGATGAAGCACAGCACTGATCCTAAGTCGTTTTGGTATGGTTGGAAGTCAGAGACTTGGGCAACTCCGTTCAGTGGGTTCCGTTGGGGCATTCCAGAGTTCTGTGGATTCAAAGGTCAAGCAATCTACATGGACTCCGACATGATTATTATGCATGATCTCGCAGAACTCTGGAACGAACCGTGGAACGACACTGCTATTATCATGGGTAAAGGTGGATGGCGTTTCTGCGTATCGAAGTGGAACTGTGGTCGTGCTCGTATGGTATTGCCTGATGTGAATCAGATTCGTAATGCACCATATGCACACCAACAACTCGCACATGGACTACCACAGCATCCGCATCTTGAGCAAATCTTTGATCGTCAATGGAATAACTTTGATGGTGAGAATGATTCACTTGACGACATCAAGATTTTGCATTATACTGATATGAGTACGCAGATGCATTTCAAATACGCAATTCCTCGATTAGAAGAAAGTGGTAGAAAGCATTGGTATGACGGTGAGATCCGTCCACATCGTCGTCAAGATGTACAAGATTTATTTGATCAGATGTATGGTGAAGCATTAGATGCAATGTACTTACCACAAGCATACGAATCAAAGCAGTGGATCGCATACCAGAAAGAGTCGCAGAAAGGTTATCGTGCGGCAAACGGATTTGATGTAACACAAGGTGAATAATGACTGATAATTTTTATGGTGAAGTCCCCGTAGGGCAAGTATTTTTTTCTGCTTGTGATGCTAAATATTTTAAAAAGTTTGCTCCTGCCTTTGTGAGTAGTATCGGTGCGAACAGTAGAAAAAATATTCATATTCATGTGATCAACCCAGACGAAGAGGTGTTTGCGTTAGCATGTTATCTCAACTCTTGTGTAAGTCAACAAGTCACATACACATTTCAAGATACTGATCTATCAGAATTCTCCGATGAAGAAAAACGAGCACTCTATGCGTCGTTGCGATTTTTACTCGCACCTTTCCTACTTGAAGACGCAGATGCATTGTTGATTCTAGACATTGACTGTATGGTAATGAAGAACTTTGAGTTCCCTGCTTGTCCCGTTGGATACTTCCCAAGAGAACCATTAGAAGGAACCGTGGGTTGGGAAGCAGAGGGAACTAAGTGCGCCGCAGGATGTGTGTTTCTTGATCGATCCGCACTCAATGTCGCCAATGCGATTTCAGAAACTTTGAGTGAATTGGAAGTGCGTTGGTTTAATGATCAAATTGCATTGAATCATGTGATGACTCAAGTCCCAGAAGATTTTGTTCATAAGTTCGACAGTGAATTTATGGACTGGGAGTTCAAGGAAGGTACTGCTATCTGGACAGGTAAAGGTCAACGAAAATATGACAACGAAACCTATGTTACCAAACAGCACGAGTATCACGACGAGATCATGAACAACGAGTATGAAAAGGTGATCCTTGCACCACGATTGGACATCCCCTTTAAACGGTTTGATGGGTCTTTTAGTGCGGGGTCGGTGGACGAACCAATTCGTGAACACTGGAAAAATTTTATTAATCAAAAACGAGAAGAAGGATTTGAACAAATCATGTCGCCTCGTTGGATGTTCAACTCAAAAATTGAAAAGTATTTTCCAAACGCAAAAGAACTTTTAGTTCCTCATGTAGAACAGCATAACTGGAACGGTGGATCTAATGCGTACTTCTATATGCAAACTGTGTTTCCGTGGTTGTTTACTGTTGATCCATTAGGATGGGCAGGTGGAGCATCATACATCGAATCATTTGATCCGAATGCAGAATATAGTGATGATGCATATTATATGATGAAAGAAAAGTTGGGAGAGGGCAAGTTTGGTCATCTTCAATCAGATAAAACGCCGTGGCATTTGATCGAAAAGGATAATTACATTGTTGTTCCTTTACAGTTACCGCACGACGAAACAATCAAGTACCACTCTGATTTTAGTGTAGAACACTTTGTAACCCAGTTATGTCATATGGCAAACACGAGAGACGACATTCCTCAAATTGTCTTCAAGGGACACCCAGTAAATTTTACATCAATGGCACCTCTCAAAGATATTATCGAAGGTGGATTTAAAAACGTTTTGTATGTTGCCGATGCAAACTTTAATGAGTTGGTAAAGAACGCTCAAGCAATGTTTGTTTTAAATGGTGGTAGTGGACAAGAGGCAATGTTGCATGGCATTCCAGTTGTATGTTTTGGTCGGTGTGATTACGCACCTGCAGTGATTAAAGGGGACATTGATGATCCTGATCAAGCATTTGAAATGATGATGTATGACGATCATGCTGAACGAATTGAGATGTATAAGAGATGGTACGATTGGTACATAAACAAAGTAGTAATTGACACGAATAAAACTTGACGCACTGCACAAGTTAAGGTATACTAATGTATAAATAAACCGTTACCACAAGTAACCATTATTAACCTTGACTTGGAGAACCAAATGATCAACACCACAAGTGTATATCAAACTACCTGCACAGTATGTGTAGCAATCAGAGACTTTTTTGTTCGTATCTATGATGCGTTTATCGAAGCACGAAGACTTCAGGCGGCAATGCAGACTGCACAGCATCTGAAGGCACACAACAGAGATTACCGTCACATGTCCCTTGGTGATATTGTGAATCAAATCATGGAACAGAAATGATCTCACTACTCATCGTTTTTCTGATGATATTTGAGACCACGTTCATGGATGCACAAGCAAAGTACAGATCTGTACTTGACGCAGAGACGCACAGGAGATTCGGAGAACATGTTTCCGTATACAGACGAAGAGTATGAGTGGTTTTTCGGACCACAGAAGTAACTAAATAAGTGCATGATTAGAAATATTTTCATTGCATTATTTACGGCATGGTTATCTCACATGCTGATCGTGGCACTCATGGGAATATTCTATGATGTTCGTGAACTCAAAGAAGCACTGGGAGGGAATAGCACCCTCCCGATTTTCCTCCCCACATTAGCAATCTGTCTAATGTATCTTATCTATCATACAATCAAAACTCATAAAAAAATACAATCAAAAAACTCTTGACCTAATCCTCAAACTCTGTATAATAGGTACTGTAGTCCTTGAGAGGTATTGATTATGATTTGTCCAGTTTATAAGTTTGAAGCACACTTCACCAAAGGTATGATGAAGGGCATGGTTATGCCACAAGAAATGACATTCACAGGCGAAGCAGAAGCATTCGATTGGGCATGTCGTGTGAATGATAACCATCGCATCGGTCACTGTGACTATTGGGTTTGCAATTTAGAACCAAATGGTTTTAAGGAGTTTGAAGATGTCAGAGTTTAAGGGAATGGTTGAAGTAACTGAAAAGTTGTTTGAATATCTAGATACGTTCACTGTTAACAGTGGTCGTGAGACTGCTCGTCAGATTATTTGGGACACATTGAGAAAAGATGCTATTGAGAATAAGATGCGTCAACTCCGTGCTCAGAATGTCTATGAGCAAGGTGCAAAAAAATATTATGCTAAATACGGTACTCAGAATGAATTCTAATATTGCAAAGTGGATAGCATCTGTATTGTTTTTAACTGCCGCAGTATTGCTATCTTCTAACAATGAGATAAGCAAGTATGGAATGATTCTGTTTTTGATTGGTCATATCATGCTGACTTTTGTCTTTTGTAAGTACAAAGACAACCCAATGATATTCCAAAACGCAGTATTCATTACTGTTGATGTATATGGTATTTACAACTGGTGGATAGTCTAAATGAGCGAGATCGATGTGAGCAACGAAATACACGAGAAGTTCGAAGGTTCTACTATGTCCAAGGCAGGCCGTCTTGCAATGGAACTCGCTCAAGAAAAGAAACGTCTCGCTCAAGAACTCGCAGAACTCCAAGCAGAAGCAGAGGACTTGCGTCCTACCACTCCTACTGGTACAATCGACTACTATGCTAAATGGGGAGCAACATTCCTTGCTGTCATTGGCATTTTCCTCATGCAAGCAGATGTACCATTCTATGGTAAGGTTTGCTATCTACTATCCTCGATTGGATGGGTTTATGTTGGTTCGGTGTGGAACGACAGAGCAATTTTGTTAGGAAGTGCAATCACTGCAACTGCAACTGCTATGAACCTTATGAAGTATTTCGTCTAAGTGCTTGATTTTTAAGCGCATAAAAATGTGAAAAAATACGAAAAAAAGCGCATAAAAGTGTTGACTCTATTCCCCATTGTGGTATTCTATACATGTTGATTGAGAAGAGAGATAGATTATGAATTTTAACGATATGATGAAACTTGCAGAACGCGGACATGAGTTCATTCGATACATGAAAGATTTCTACTGTTTAGAGACTGACGGTATCTACGGTGAAGAGTTCCAGTTCACTGAAGAAGAGATCGTTGACGGTATCAACGAATATCTCAAGAACGAACAAGCAAAGAAAGATATTATGAAGTACGGTGCTGACACTGTTGATCGTGAAGCAGTCCGTGACATTATTTTGACAATGCGAGGTGAAGCATAATGACTTTATTACAACACATTGAGTCTTTGAATGCTCAAGCACAGAAGTGGATGGATGCCAACCCCGGCGATTGGTGTTCTATGTGGACTACCGATCTTGACCATTGGGCAGAGATGGGTGTCTTCACTGCTGACGATTTTATTCGTCACAACCTGATCGCTAGTATCAGTGATGCATCTAAGGATCTTTTTGGATTCAGGATGCGTATGGATTGGGACTCTATGACTACTGATGATCTTCAGAAGGAATACGATTCCATCTGTGAATCTTTGCGTTATGAGTTCGAACGTGAACAAGAGTGGGAGGCAGAACGTCTTGAAGAAGAACGCATTGCCGCTCAGGGATTGCAACTTGATTGCGAACCACTCCCTTATGAAGAGTATGCTTATTTGGAGACTGTATAATGAGAGTTGATAATCAAGAGATTCTGAACACGCTGAAAGATGCGGTTCAGTTTTTGGATTCTTCTGAGATTGCACAGACCAATGTTGGTATCAGTGCGTATGGTAGGGCATTGCGTATTCAGCGTTTGATCAATGCGATTGAGGCAGAGGTTGCCGAAGAAGATGCATACATAGATATGATGGCAGAACGTTTGGGATATTGATATGATTTATTTGCTTGGCATCCTTACTGGGTTTAGTATAATTTGGTTCTGGGAGATTTTTTCTCCATATGTTTGTTAACTTTGTAAAATATTATGATTCAAGTTTTTGACAATCTTCTAGAGATAAATGTTGCTGATCAAATAGAGGAAAGCATCAAGAATTCCAGTTGGAACAGTTACTGGAATTATGGAAGAATAACAAAGGATTCGTGGAACTGGCATAATCCTGTAGGAAATGATCGAAGAAACATGGGAGAAAATTCCACTAGACTGGAAAATCTCACTCCCAATCAAAGAATATTATGGGAATCGATTAGTGAAAAAATTCTAGAAATTCATCCAGTAAAACATAAGATGGAACGTTTGTATATGAATGCTCATACTTATGGTCAAGATGGATATATTCATACTGATGATGGATCAATAACTGCAATTTATTATCCTTTCAAGTGGAACATTGCCCACGAAGGAGGAACATCATTTTATAACGAAGAAAAAAATGATTGTATTTTCTACTCATCAAATAAATTTAATCGTTTAGTTTTATTTGACGCAAAGATTCCTCACCGAGCGATGCCTGTGACAAGAGACTGTAATGAACTGCGATGCGTTGTTGTGTTCAAAACTTCAGTAGATGTGAATGATATGAGCTATTTAAAATGGTACAATGAAAAATAATTTTGACGGTCTAACTGGTGAGCATAGTTGTTCTGGGAAATGGAAAGTCACGGACATCGATCAATATATTAAACTTAAAGACCTGATCCCTTTACTGCAAACTAAAACACCACAAGATATCGATCACTCCAAAATTGCTTGGAAGTGTATGGACGCTCCTCATCTAAAAATAGATGAAAGGTTCAGTCAATGCGATATCGAAGTTCCGGGAATTTTAGCAGAGGGAGTAATTAATCCTTTTAACAAACCTTATCGGATGATTGATGGATCTCATCGAATGGCAAAAATGATTTTAAATACATGGATTTCGAAATCACATTTTTATATACTCACTCCTCAAGAATTTTATTCTGTTTTAAGAGACGATCATGAAAAAATACGTAATTAATTTAAAACGAAGACCAGACAGAAAACAATTTTTCACTCGCAAAAATCCCCATCTAAACGAAGTATTTTTTATTGATGCCGTCGACGGGCATGAAATCGATCATGATACACTTATTCGCAGTGGATTTGATACAAATCGTTTATGGAGAGATCCATTTAGAAATAGAAAATTGACTCATGGTGAAATCGGTTGTTTTTTATCTCATGCAAAAGCATGGGAAGTGTGTCGAAATCTCAATGAACCGATTATTGTATTTGAGGATGATGTAATTTGTTGTGTATTAGATGAAGACTACTTGATATCTCTTACCTCTGATCATCAATTAATTTATCTAGGAAGGAATGAAAATGAACCAGATAAGGTTGTATCAATTGATGACAAATTAGAAATACCTGCGTATCCATATAATGCACACGCATATGTGATCACTCCAAAAGGAGCTAATCTTTTACTTAATTCTGGAATACTGCAACAAATTATTCCAGTAGATGAATATTTGCCAATAGCTATTCCAAAGTTAAATGCAATTGCATTCAAAGAAGACCTCGCAATTCAGGAGTCTAGATTAAATTTAGGAACTGATATTGAACCTAATCTTGAAGAAAATTGGTTTATTGATTTCAAGGTGCATCCAATTACAGTAGGCACTGATCGAAAAAAGTGTGTGCAGTTAAATTCTTCTGCAATGAATCATAATGTCTATCCAAAAAATTTGGGAGTCAATGTTGATTGGAAAGGAACCGATATGTCAAGTCTCGGTGGTGGAATGAAAATTAATCTATTGAGAGATTACATTAAAGATTTGCCTGATCATGATGTAATTCTATTTACTGATGCATATGATGTAATGTATGATCGAGACTTGGAAACCATTACGAGACGATTCATTGGGTTTAAAACTAAATCTCTTTTTTCTGCAGAAACAAGTTGCTGGCCTGACGAATCTTTAAAAGATGAATATCCAGAGTCAGAAACACCATATCGATTTTTGAACAGTGGAACATTTATCACTGAGGTTGGACAACTAAAATCTTTGCTACAAGATCCAATTGAAGATTATGAAGACGATCAACTGTACTACACTCGAAAGTTTTTATCGAACGAATTTGATATGAAACTTGATTATGAAGGGTATATTTTTCAGACGAATGAACCCCAAGTTCAAGTCCAAAACGAAAGCATTTATAATCCAAGAACAAGGGTTTTTAGTTGCATTTATCACGGCAACGGTGGTAATGTTGAAAAAAATAAATTTGATTCTTTGTACAATATTTTGTATCCAAAGTCACCTGATTTGTTCATTCCTTGCTATGACAATTTTGATATCCTCGAAAAGGATATGATCGTGATAAACTTTATGACGCAATCGCAGTGCGAAGATTTAATTGATCTTGCAGATAAACATGGGGGATGGGAACCTCATCCTGATGATAAGTTTCCTGCTCAAGAGATTCGATTAAAAGAACTTGGTCTGTGGGAAGAATGCGAAACACATTGGAAGAAACATATATTTCCATCAGTAGAAAGATATTGGTCACCCATGAAGATGTATGGTTTACGAGAAGCATTCGTGATGAGATACGCACTTGATACGCAAGTTAGTTTATCCAATCATTGTGATGCAAGTATGGTCACTGGTTCTGTTAAACTAAACGATGACTATGAAGGTGCAAATCTCTACTATCACAGACAAAATGTAACGAATAAAGATGTCCCAGTTGGTAGATGCATACTTTTTCCGGGACAGGTGACACATGGTCACGAGTGTCAAGAATTAAAATCTGGGGTAAAATATAGTCTTACAATGTGGACACAGAGATATAATGGTGACCTATTGTAATCTTGCATACTGTGTGTTATAATTAGATAAAATTAACTGGAGTTGTTATGGGTTTAACTATTATCGAAGATCATGAAGTTCAATCTACTATGAACAAAGATGGAACATGGAACAAAGCACAAGGTGGAACAGAGTTGATGAATCAAGCACTTTACGAAAGAGTGGATAATGATTTATTAGAACAGTTCAATATTATTAAATCACGCGTCCGTGATGTATCATCCGATAAACAAAATATTCTGTGGTTACACGATCTCTGGGCAGATCCAGAAGCACAGCATCTAAAAGAACCTGATTCAAGATCGAGATTTGCACGATTAGTTTTTGTGTCTAATTGGCAGTTGGGCACATACAATATGGGACTTGGTGTTCCATATAAAGAGTCGATTGTTCTTAAAAATGCGATTGATCCGATTCCGTATAAAGAAAAACCTGATGATCAGATTCGTTTAATCTATCATACGACACCACATCGTGGATTGCAGATACTAGTGCCAGTGATTGAAAAGTTGGCAGAGACTCATGGGGATAGTATTCATCTTGACATTTATTCATCCTTTGAAGCATATGGTTGGAAAGAAAGAGACGAACCGTTCCTTGATTTATTTGAAGCCGCAAAAAATCATCCAAATATGACCTATCACGGATTCCAACCAAACGATGTTGTCCGAGAAGCATTACAAAACGCACACATCTTTGCGTTTCCATCAATTTGGCAAGAGACTTCTTGTATTGCGGCAATCGAAGCAATGAGTGCGGGGTGTGAAGTGGTGTGTCCTAATCTTGCGGCATTACCAGAAACCACTAGTGGATTTGCAACCATGTATCAGTTTAATGAGGATATAAATCAACACGCAAATGTGTTTGCTAATGTTCTGCATAATTCCATCATTAGGCATCGCGATGAGGACAATCAGAAAAAGTTATTGTTCCAGAAAAATTATGTTGACAACTTTTATAATTGGGAAGTTCGTGCGGCTGAATGGACAGGTTTATTACAAGGGTTATCTGGATATAAAAGGTAATGAAAATATATGTATGTAAGACTTGGTAGATTTGCAAACGAAGATGATCCCGAAGATTTTGAACGGGATCAAGATATTGTTATTCATTTTTATGATACTTGGAGCATGGATCATACATTAGCACTTCTCATCGTGCCGATGCTCAAGCAACTCAAAAAAACAAAGCATGGTGCACCAAATGTAGATTGCATCGATGTTCCTATGAAACTACAACCAACGCAATTAGAAGTCGTTCGGTATCGTGAAGAAGGTGTGACAGATAAAAACTTTTTTAAACGATGGGACTATGTAATCGATGAGATGATTTGGGCATTTGAGCAGATCGTTGCTGATGACGACGAGAAACCATTCTATGATCATTCTGAGATTAGTCCAGAAGACTCAATGGAAGAGTCGGTGAAGAAACTGAAGGTTGATCGTGAAGGATTAGACAATCACAATAAAAGAATAGAAAATGGATTAAAAATATTTGGAAAATACTACAGAAATCTCTGGGATTAAATTATGGCAGTAAAAAAATATCGTAAAAAACGTCAGATGACAGAAGAGCAACGGCAAGCAGCTTCAGAACGTCTTGCAAAGGCACGTGAAAAAAGACTACTCGAAAATCCACCGCAGTACAAAAACATTCACCCATCAGTTATTGCACTCACAGAAGACGATGACTTAAATATGGTCAACGTCAAGAAGTGGATTAAAACACAACGGGAGTTGGCATCCAAATACAAACGTGAAGATAAACAAGGTGTCAAAGGTGCTCTTGCCAAGTCTATTCAGTGTGAGAACTACGCACGTAATATGCAGAACTACCTTGAGAATGGTGTGTGGTTGGACATGTATTGGGGAGAGTATCAACAGAACCAAATGGGATATGTGTGCAAAACAATGGCGTATGACCTTGATGGCAGTCCTAAACGTTCACACGGAGTGTTCTATCCCGACATTAACAAAGTGTGGGGGGTTGACACAGAATCCGTTGAGTGATACTATATATTAGTAATGGATAAAAGTGTGAGAAAACACAATGATTTTATTAGACCTTAATCAGGTTATGATTGCGAACCTTATGGTTCAAATACAAGGGGGGAAAGTAGACTTACAAGAAGATTTAGTTCGGCACATGGTACTCAACAGTATTCGTTTATATCGTAAAAAATTTGAAGAATACGGTGAGTTAGTAATCTGTGCAGATGATAAGAACTATTGGCGTAAGGATGTCTTTCCCTATTATAAAGCACACCGCAAAGAAGATCGAGAGAAGTCAGACCTTGATTGGAAAAAAATATTTGATATTCTAAACAAGGTAAAACAAGAGATAAAGGAAGTTTTTCCTTATCGTGTTCTTCAAGTCTCTCGTGCAGAAGCAGACGATATTATTGGTACACTCACCAATAAATATGGTGTTTATCTAAATAATCAGAGTACAGAAAAAATTCTAATCCTATCAGGGGACAAAGATTTTGGTCAACTGCAAAAATATATGAATGTGGAACAGTTTAGTCCGGTTACCAAAAGATGGATTCGTGTAAATGATGCAAGACGTTTTTTGAGAGAGCATATTATGAAAGGAGATCGAGGAGACGGTATTCCAAATTTTCTATCCCACGATTCATGTATCATTACAAAAGAACGACAGAAGCCTCTGGCATCAAGTAAAATTGATGTTTGGGTTGATCAAGAACCGGAGAAATTTTGCACTGAAGAAATGTTACGTAACTACAAACGTAATGAGCAATTGGTCGATTTAGATTTTGTTCCAGATAATATTAGGAGTGAAATTATTAAGCAGTATGAAGAATACTCAATTCCAAATCGGAAACAATTGTTAAATTATTTTATTAAAAACAAACTCAAGTTATTAACTGAACACATAGGTGATTTTTAGTGGCATATAAAAAATTTGATACTATTTTTCGTGAAGTAGAAAAAGCATCAAAAAAAGCAGATAAGATTCGTATCTTACACGAGAATAGTAGTCCTACTTTGAAAGCAATTTTAGGATATACATATGACCCCACTCTAGAGTGGTTACTTCCAGATGGCATACCTCCACACAAACCATTGGAAGAAGTTCAAGATGCAGGAATAACTTTAGGTACTGCATCTCGTCAATTTTATCTTTTCGTCAGGGGTAATACCGATACTCAGAAAAACCTCAAGCAAGTTCGAAGAGAACAACTTTTTATTCAGTTGTTAGAGTCGGTAGATCCTGATGAAGTAAAAATCTTATTGGGCATGAAAGAACGTAAATTGCCATATAAGGGGGTAACTCGAAAGTTGGTAGCAGAAGCATTTCCAAACTTATCGAGGAACTGGTTTTAATAAAGATAAGAGTCTAATATGGGTAAGATCAAAAAATCTTTTAAAGAGTATTCCGAAGACTATGATGGCATTCGGAAAAGGCCTCTTAAAAAAGAGTCGCGTCACAATTATAAAACGCATTTAATAGATGCAATTGAGTCTCAGGACTGGGACGAATTAGAGGATGAACTAAATGAACAAAGCCGCATTTATCGTAGGTAATGGTGTAAGTCGTAATTCTATTGACTTAAATGATCTGGCAGGACAAGCACCAATCTATGGATGCAATGCATTGTATCGAGACTTTGATAAATGGGACTATCTTGTATCCATAGATCAAGGTATGGTGTCAGAAATTCGTAATGCACAAGGTTTATATGGAAACGGTATAGTAATTGTACCTCCAGAAGAACAGCATTATGAACCTCGTGAATATAGCCCACATCGTCGTCGTAATAATGCAGGTATGGTTGCGATGGATACTGCAATCAAACGAGGATTCAATGTTCTGTATTTGTTGGGAATTGATTTTGTTTTAGAGGGTAACATATCAACCGATAATGTTTACAAGGACACTCAAAACTATGGACCAGAGACTCACGCGACTCAAGATGATAATTTTTATCGAATGAAATATTTTGAATGGTTTGTTCGCAAAAATAACGATGTAAAATTTATATTTGTTATACCAGAAGATTATCGAGTTCGTGCTATTGACTCGGGTAATGTATTGACGATGGCATCAGATATTTTTAAAACGAAATTGAAATAAATAGTAATTCACACCCACAAAAAGGAGAGGCATAATGCCAATCGAATGGGCAATCATTTTTCTCGGCACAATTGCAGGATGCGTATACTTTTCGTATCAAGCAGGAATTAAAGAAGGCGTAGAAGTCGCAACTCAACTAACACTAGTTCATCTTGAAGGTGAGGGGTTGATTCATATTGATAATGATGGTAATATTAAGTCTGGCAAACGTAAAAAAATGGTTGGAGATATGATCGATGAGTGCGATGGGAAGTAAAGTATTTGATGTCCAAGAAGACATCATTGAGTTGATGAATAGTGGTAAGACCGTTGAGGAAATGAAAGAAATCATCGAAGAGACTCACGGTTCGTTGTATGTTGAGTTGGTTGAAGAGGTCGTCTTAAATGGTTGATAAGTACACATTCCGTCGAGAGTTCACAGACGTTTATGGTCAAACCAAAACAGTAGAGCACACAATTCAATGCGATACTCTCAATGAAATCCTAGAAGACTTTCTATATTTTTTAAATGGTTGTTCGTTTTCCTATGTCAAAGATTTGATCTTTGTAAAAGAAGACGGACAAGAAGTATCGGTAATGGATTGGGACTCGGACATTTATAATAACATCGATACGGTTGAAGACCTTCAATCAGAGTTAGATTTCTTGGAAGCAAAAACAGATGGTTGTTAGACTTTAGTCTATTAGACCAAAAAGTTCTTGACCCCTCCAACCAGTGTGGTATTATAACCATATTGATTGAGAGGGGTTTTTTATGGAATATACACAGAACTACTACGATGTGATTTTGATGGGCGGTGTTCTTGTTGCCGCAATCGTTTATTTGGCAGTAAAAGGTGAATTAGGAAAGTGGTAAAACAGGGTAAGTTGACAAAGGTCTGGCATCGGAATCCATTGGTGATACGAAACACAATGTTTTTCTTTGATGACCTGTTCCCCATGATCGCGCATGTCGAACCAGAGATGGTTTGCATTTTGCCTGAGTGGGTTGATCGTGTCAAAGAGGTGATACCATTTCATGTGACTACCAAGCATGGTAAGGAGATTAAAGTATGAAAGCAACAGCAAAGAATAATGTGAGTCAACCTTGGCAGATCGACATTCTGAAAGAGGTTACTGAAGGTTTCCCACAGAACTATTATTATGTCACTAAGAACCGCACGAAGTTAGTTGCGTTCTATCCAGAGGGTGACAAAGATGCGTTTCAGATTCTCAAAAACCCAATGACATTTAGCACTCGATATCGTCAGTTTGAGTTAGTAGCAAAAGGGATGAACGGTCTGTGAGTGACAAAGACCCCTACACAGACGCAATCACTTGGGTGTGTGAGTATTACAATATCACCAAAGAAGAATGCGTCGAGCATTATTGGGATGAGGTAGAATCAATGATGTCTATCCTTCCGTTATTAACGATAAACAAATACAATGAAGAAAAGTGAAAAAAGTTGTTGACCTTTTCGTCCAGTTTGATATACTACCCATATTGATTGAGAGAGGTAATATTATGTTGAAATATGAAAATCTTGCAGAAGTGGGTATGGTTATCCGTGGTTATGACTTCTTTGGTTCTAAGGGTGCTTACATCGAAGGTAAAGTGATCGCAAAGGGTGAGATCGTTGTCGATGGTCGTTATCATTTTGACGGTTACACCATCATGGTTGAGAAAGATGGTGCTGAGTTCGGTCGTGAGGGTGAAGAAGCATACATCCCGTTTGAGACTAGCATGGACTACGATGGTCGTGTCGAGTTGATCGACACTTGTGATAACGATGCTGAGTATAACTTGGCAGTTCAGATGATGCAGGAGGTTGCGTAATGTTGCCTAAAGATTATATTTCAATGATGTATTGCGAGTTTGACGATGGAGAGGTTCTCTACTACAAACCGCATACAGTCAGTCTGCTTGAGTTTCTTGATGTTAGACAACTCTATCGTGTCGAACTTCCAAAGGATGCGATTGAGTTGAGAAACTCAAACAAAGATTGCCCCAACATGTATTGGGGATATGGTTGGATAGAACCAGAAGGAGACTTGTGTGTTTGATTATTATTTGGGTTATTATGACGGGCAGTTCGTTGCAAAAGTTGCCGCACTGTCTGAGCAAAGTGCAATAGACAAGATTGCACAATTCGTTGGAGTATCTGCATCTGCGTACTCCGGTAAAGCAAGACGATTAGTTTCGGTGGTGAAAGTATGAGTAATGTAGAGTTGTACTGCAAAGTACAGAATGTGATCATGGGTTGTCGAACACAAGAACAGTTTACAATCGCAAAGAATTATGTTAGACTTGCAGAGAGAGTCCTTCCTCACGAGTGGTGTATGGATGTGATTCAGTTAGTATTAGCAAAAGAAAGGGAGTTACTTGTACGATGAGCGGGTATACAAATGTTAGAACTGCACAAGGTGATCCACGAGTTGACTATGCGTATATTGCATCAAGCACCGAATCAAAAGACTATGATCCAGAATACAACAAGTTGTCAATGTGGGATCAGTTAGGTAAAATCCTTGACTCACAAGACAATCCATTTCCTCGTGATGATGTTCTCTGTGATGACGAAGTGCGAGTCAGTGGCATCACACCAAAAGACTGTATTGACATTCGCAATCTCGCATTGCAGTTTGAGAAGACAGAGGTTCGCTTAGAGTTCCTCAAACGTTTACAGATGTCAAAGAATCTGAAAGAGGTTTTGGATTATGTCCGATCTCAGTAAGATTCCGACAGAACAACTATTGTATGAATTGTATGATAGAATGGATGACAATTTATACGCACCTGAAAGAAAATTTGATCCGTACCTAGATAGTATTGATCGTTTAGAAAAGCAGACGTTATGTCAAAATCTACGTCTGGTTTATGAGGACTATAAAGATGTGGATTCTGATCCTAGTGGTACTGACCAGTAACGGAGAACTCGTCGCATATGAACAGGGGATGTATGATTCTTGGAATGAATGTCATACATATAAGAAAGCATTGGTTGAAGAGTTAGGCAGTGCTTACAGAGCAACGTGTTTGGAGTGGTAGTGTGGAATTTGAAGCAGGATTAATTTGTTGCTTGTTTATCTTGTGGATGATGGTAAAAAGTGAGGATGACAATGAGTAAGTATGTAATGGTCGATACGGTATCAATGTTTCGTATGCGGTATGTAATAGAAGTGCCTGATGGCATTGGCGAAGAGATGATCTTTAAAGATGGCACACGGTCGTTTCCAACCACACCAGAAGAGTATGCGTCTGATACAGTAGTCTGCGAAGAAGCAAAAGAGTTTACACAAGAACATATTGGTGAGAACATTGTATCGATTCGCGAAGTGACTCTTGAAGAAGCAATCGCACAGTACCGTAAAGACGAACCTATGCTTGGTGAAGCATGGGATGATGAGGTGATTATCAAAAATACGATCACTCCTATTGGATGGAAAAATGCAGACGAATGAACATGGATACTGCCCAAACTGTGGTAAGGACTTTGATGACACACTCATCTGGGATAGTTTCTTTGATCGGTACGGTGATGTTGACAAAGCAGATGAAGCGGCGGCATCATTCGGTGCAACACGAGAACATGGTAGGTGGGGATTAAAGGTTGGCATTTACAGTATGGATGAAGACTGCACAACTCATTGGAGGTGTCCAGATTGTAAGCATGAGTGGGGAAGAGAATGAATGAAAAGAAGTATCAGTTGATGGTAGACCCAACCCCCGCAGGTTGGGCATATGGGTTTCCTCGTGCATTACCAGAGGAAGCAGTGATGTGCGGTGGAAAGGCATATGATTTGTATATCAACCCAAGTTTTGATTTGGCAAAGTGGGTAGTCGAACAAGGGTATCCAGAAGAAAGTTTTCAGTATTATAGATTGTATCCCCAAGAGATGAAAGAATATGTTTATCCGGGGAGCGATCCACAAGAATGATTTATTGGTATGACTACATTTGGTTTTTTGGATTGATGTCGATTCCTGCGATTGGAATATTGTTATTAGAGATTTTTACTGATGATGTTTAGAAATTATTGCTATGAGAAATGGCAACAGTATCAAGAAGAGACTTGCGAATTTATGAGAGGCAAAGGGTACAATCATGAGTGCTTGGAGTATCCTGAGTATATTGCAAAACATAAATGGTGGTTAAAACGGTTGTATCGTGCTGAGTACAAAACATTACAGAAGAAGTGGGCACCTGATTATGTCCGATGTATTTCCTCCAATTTATGAGTCTGCAAGAGTCAACACTCGGTACGATCCTGTTCCTAGAACGGAAGTGAACTCATATAAATTATATCGAGTGTTCAATGATAAACAAATAATTGACAATATAGTGTTGACAACCTATGACAGAAGTGGTAGTCTAAAGACTGTAATTAACACATCACAGATGGTAGATTATTTCGCATGAACGTATTTTACTTAGATAAAAATCCTAAAGTGTGTGCAGAGATGCACTGCGACAAGCACGTAGTCAAAATGATCATCGAGTACGCACAGTTGCTATCGACTGCACACCGTGTACTTGACGGTACAGAATACATCGATGACTCATCTGGTCGTCGTATCAAACGATGGAAGTTGCCTGATGATCGTGAGGATCATATCTATAAAGCATGCCATGTCAATCACCCGTCTGCGATCTGGACAAGACAGAACAACGGCAACTACACTTGGTTGAATCAGTTGTTTATTGCACTATGTGATGAGTACTCGCATCGATATGGTAAGGAGCATGAGACTGCTCGTAAGTTGAGAGGTAATCTTACACGACTGCCCACAAACATTAAACCAGACTTTTTTGTAGATCCTCCGCAGTGTATGCCATACACTTGTAAAATGCTTAACGCAATCGAGGGGTACAAAAGATACTATATAAGAGAGAAGGCATCTTTTGCCAAATGGACGAACAGACAAATACCAGAGTGGTTTAACAATGCCTCTATATGATTTTTATAATGAGAAGACAGACGAAATAGAAACGCATTCAATGCGTATTTCTAAACTTGAAGAATTCAAAAAAGACAATCCCCATCTGTCTCAAAAAATACTAAACTGCCCATCTACAGTCCGTGGATCAGGAGGATTTAAAAACGATGAAGGTTGGAAAGAAAATCTTGCGCGCATCGCGGAAGCACATCCGACGACTCCTCTCGCAGAAAAGGTCGGAGGAAGAAAATCCAAAGATCTTAAAACCC